TGCATATTCTGCACTTGCAAGTAAGTTATCTAAAGGAACACCTTCTCAATACTTTGTACAAAGATTTGTAGATAAAACTACGATAACTATTTATCCAACACCAGATTCAACAGCAGCTTCTAAAGATATGCATATTTTTTATGTAAAAAGATTAGAAGATTTTGATGCAACATACACAGATGCATCAAATGCTCCTTATAGATTTATGCCTTGTTTGGTTTCTGGATTATCTTTTTATTTATCACAAAAATTTACACCACAAAGATCACAAGAATTAAAACTTTATTATGAAGATGAATTGGCACGTGCCCTGTCAGAAGACGGATCTGCAGCAAGCACTTATATAACTCCGAAGAATTATTATCCAAATATATAATGGCAAACTCAAGAGGAAAACACGCACAGGCAATATCAGACCGATCAGGAATGGCTTTTCCATATAATGAAATGGTTAAAGAATGGAATGGTGCATTTGTACATATATCTGAATTTGAAGCAAAGCATCCACAATTGGAACCAAAACCACATGGTGGAGATGCAGAAGCTTTAAGAGATGCAAGACCTGATAGAACTGAAAACGATACAGCACAATTATTACCACACAATCCATTTACAACATATGGATCAGGATCAAGTATTATAAATGTTTATTCACCAAATCATGGTTTAACAAATGGAGACACATATAGATTTAGAGGTGCTCCATCAACTTCTGGAAATTACAATGATCCATTAAGCTTTGATGGTATATCTGGGTCCAATATTGCAAAATCCGCAGGCTATGCTATTACTACAGGTAAATATGTTAGTGGTAGTAGAGACACAGATAAAACAAGTGATTGGTTTTATTTTACAGTTGATACAAACACTGCAACAGCAGGAGAAGTTAAAGGAGGAGGGTTTCCAGTCTCAGTAGGACCAGCAACCCTTAGCGCATAATGGCAGGATTTACTTATTCAACACTTACAACAGCAATTGGTAATTATACCGAGGTTGGTACTTCTGTATTATCTAGTACTATTACAGATCAATTTATAGATAATTCAGAATTAAGAATTTTTAGAGATGTTCCAATTGATGCAGATAGAAAAGAAGTTATAAGCAATTTAGTTGCTTCAAAAGACAATATAAATGTACCAGCTGGAACTTTATTTGTCAGAGGTATACAGGTCTATACTTCAACTACAGCAGCAACTGGTGCTAATAGCTGGTTACAGAAGAAGGATATTAGTTATTTAAGAGAATTTGATGCAGCAGAAACCACTACTGGAACTCCAAAATATTATGCAATGTCTGGAGGAGCTACTGGATCAGGAGCAGCTTCATCAGGAAAAGTTACAATTGTACCCACTCCAAGTTCAGCATTTATGTATAAAATGCATTATAATGCTAGACCTTTGGGATTAAGCTCAGCAAATACCACAACTTATCTCAGCACGAATTTTGGAAATGGACTTTTATATGCATGCTTGGTAGAAGCATTTAGCTATTTAAAAGGACCGATGGATATGCTACAATTATACGAACAAAAGTATCAAGCTGAAGCACAGAAGTTTGGTCAAGAACAAGTAGGTAGACGTAGAAGAGATGATTATACGGATGGAGAACCTCGTATACCTCTCAACGTACAGACACCGTAAGGAATAAAATATGGCAACATTAACAGTAAAAGTAATAGAAGAAATCACACTAAATAATAATAGTTATAATAGCGAAAGATCATTAGATATTTCTAGTGTTAATGAAATTGTTAAAAGAATAGTAACCATTTCAACTACTGAAACAGGCTTACTAGGTTTTGCTACAGCTTCTTCAACAGATTTATCAAAAAGTTATTTAGCAGGTCAATTTGATGAAGATGATGTTAGATACATTAGAATTACAAATTTAGATTCAAGTAACCATCTTACATTAACATTTAGAGATGAAGATAGTACAGAGTTTGCAATTAAAGTTGACGCTGGTCATTCGTTTATTTATCCAGGTGATAATAGTGGTGGTGTTGTAGATACGATGCATGCGGGTGGATCTGCATTAACAGTATCATTTAATGATTTAGTAGATATTACAGCAACTGCAGATACATCTTCTGTTGATGTAGAAGTATTTGTAGGAAGCGCATAGGAGAATAAATGGCATCAAGTTACACAGGTCTTGGTACAGAACTAATGACAACCGGCGAGAACGCTGGTAATTGGGGTACGAAGACTAATGTTAATTTACAAATTATAGAACAAATATCTGGTGGTTATACTGAACAAGACATTGCGGGTTCAGCGGATACTACAACACTATCTGTTTCTGATGGATCAACAGGTGCAGTTCTTGGACATAGAGTTATAAAATTTACTGGAACTATTACTGGAAACCAAATTGTAACAATTCCTTTAGATGTTCAACAGATGTATGTTTTGGTTAATGGTACATCGGGTGCTTATACAGTTCAATTTAAATACGCTTCTGGATCAGGAAGTTCAGTTACTTTTGCAGCAACAGATAAAGGAACTAAACTTGTTTACGCTGCTGCTGATCATGCAACTAATCCAAATTTAGTTGATTCAGGTATTGCATCTACTGGAGATCATGATTTAGATGGTAATGAATTAATTTTAGATGCTGATGCCGATACTAGCATTACAGCAGATACAGATGATCAAATAGATATTAAAATTGCAGGAGCTGATGATTTTACATTTACAGCTAATGCCTTTAATGTATTAACAGGATCTCATGCAACTTTTGCTGATAGTGCCAATGCTAAATTTGGTACTGGCAATGATATGTTAATGTATCATGATGGATCAAATTCTTATATTACAAACGCTGTAGGTGCTTTAAAAATTGCAACAGAAACTTCAGGTATTGCTGTTACGATTGGACATACAACTTCAGAAGTTACAGTTGCAGATAATTTAACTGTAACAGGAACTTTAACAGGTACTTTAGCAACTGCTGCACAAGGCAATGTAACAAGCTTAGGTACTCTTTCAACTTTAACCGTTGATAATATTATTACTAACGGTACTACAATTGGACATACAAGTGACACAGATCTTTTAACATTAACTAGTGGTGTATTAACAGTTGCAGGAGAATTAGATGCAACAACTTTAGATATTTCTGGTAATGCAGATATAGATGGAACTACAAATTTAGATGCAGTTGATATTGATGGCGCTGTACAATTAGATGCAACATTTACAGTTGGGGCAGATGATCAAGGTTATGATGTTAAATTTTTTGGAGATACAGCAAGTGCATACATGTTATGGGACACTTCAGCAGATGATTTAGTTTTAGCAGGTGCTGCTGGAATTGACTTAGCTGGTGATATTGATGTTGATGGTACTGCTAATTTAGATGCCGTTGATATTGATGGAGCTGTACAAATTGATAACACTGTAACGGTTGGTGTTAATGACACTGGTTATGATGTAAAATTTTTTGGAGCAACTTCTGGAGCATATATGCTTTGGGACGAATCTACAGATGATTTAATATTAGCAGGTGCAGCAAAATTATATTTATATGATGCAGCTGGTGGTGAATATCTTTCATCTTCAGGATCTGCGTTAACAATTGCTTCTGGAGGCACAGCATGGGAATTACCAACATCGGATGGAAGTGCTAATCAATTATTAAAAACTGATGGTTCAGGAAATTTAGATTGGACTACAGTATCAGGAACAATTACAGCTTTAAACAATCAAGCAGCTAACCGATTAACAACTATTGGTTCTACGACAACAGAATTAGATGGTGAAGCAAATCTATCTTTTACAGGTTCTGCATTAACTTGTATAGGGACAGTTACAGTTGGAGTAGATGACACAGGACATGATGTAAAATTCTTTGGTGCTACATCGGGTGCCTATATGCTGTGGGATGAATCTACAGATGATTTAGTTTTAGCAGGAGCGGCTGGAATTGACTTAGCTGGTGATATTGATGTCGATGGGACTGCAAATTTAGATGCTGTTGATATTGATGGTGCCGTTCAAATAGATAATACTGTAACAGTTGGTGTTGATGATACAGGCTACGATGTAAAATTTTTTGGTGCTACAGCAAGTGCATACATGTTATGGGATGCATCTACAGATGATTTAGTTTTAGCAGGTGCTGCTGGAATTGATTTAGCTGGAGATATAGACGTTGATGGTACAGCTAATTTAGACGCAGTTGATATTGATGGTGCCGTTCAATTAGATTCTACATTTACAGTTGGAGCAGATGACCAAGGATATGATGTAAAATTATTTGGAGACACAGCAAGTGCGTACATGCTGTGGGATACTTCAGCAGACGATTTAATATTAGCTGGAGCTGCAGGACTTATTGTACCTGACGGACAGTTTACATTAGGAAGTACTGCTGTAGGTTCAACAGCAGCAGAACTTAATTTATTAGATGGTTCAGCTAAATCTACATCTTCTATTACATTAGCAGATTCTGATGCAATAATTGTTATAGATGGAACTACAACAAAACAAATTCCTGCATCAGATTTAAAAACATATAATCCAGGTGGTACTTCTTGGCAAGCTGTTGTTACAGGGGCAACTACAATGGTTTCAGGAAGAGGTTATTTTGTAAATACAACTTCTTCTGCCTTTACAATGACATTACCTGCTTCTCCTTCAATTGGAGATAGTGTTACAGTTATAGATTATGCAGGAACATTTGATTCTAATAACTGTACAGTTGGAAGAAATTCACAAAAAATACACGGAGCTTCTGAAGATTTAACAGTTGCAACAGAAAGAGCAGCATTTACATTAGTTTTTACTGATAGTACTCAGGGATGGCTCCTAACGAATAATTAAGGAGAATAAATGGGAAACTATAAAACTGATCACGGTTTTGAAATTAAACATAGATCTAGTGATCCAAGTAATCCTATTGAAGGAGAGATTTGGTATAACACTGTTAGTCAAACTTTGAAAGTAACACCTTTAATTGGTGCTATGTCATCTGGTGGTAACTATCCAATATCAGTATATTCACATGCTGGAGCTGGAACACAAACAGCTGCACTAGGCACAGGTGGATTATCTCCTGGAACTACTGCAACAAATACTGCTGCCGCATATGATGGCTCTAGTTGGACTGCTATAACTAATGCTCCAGTATCTAAAGGAAGTATGTTTGGATCAGGTACGCAAACTGCAGCCATATTTGCTTTAGGATCTCCTTATCCAATGGCTGAATCTTATACTTGGAATGGGTCTTCTTGGACAGATGGACCTGATGTAAATACTGAAAGAACTGGATGTCAAGGAGGTGGTACGACTACTGCCGCTGTTATATATGGAGGTGAAGCTCCTAGTCCATCAGGTTTTCCTGGTGCTAAAACAGAAGAATTTGATGGCTCTTCATGGAGCCATGTTGAAGATACTCCAGCAAAAACATCTATGCATGGAGCTTGTGGAACACAAACTGCAGGATTTATAGCTGGAGGACAACCTAATCCTTCCATAGCAGAAAGATCTATGTTTTATGATGGTACTAATTATTCTTCAGGACCAAATTTACCAGATGGTTATCAACTAGGAGACGGTATGTGGGGAACACAAACAGCTTCACTAGCAGCTAGAGCATATGTTTATGGTCCACCAAATACAGAAACAAATCATATATTAGAATACGATGGTACTTCTTGGTCTAGGTTATCCGCTACATGTGCACAAACTATAGCCGCTGCAGCATGTGGTAAATTTGGTACTTCAACTGCAGGTATAGTGTTTGCAGGACAACCTCCACATTCTAATGCAACAGAAGAATGGACTAGAGCAGCAACAGTAAGAAAGGCGGATACATCATAATGACAGATTATAAAGCAATATTTGGAAAAAAGATTAAGTTTCTTACTACAGATTTAAGTAATGCTGAAGGTGAAGGAGAAGTTTTTTATAGTAATACTGATTCAGAATTTAAAGTAGCAATTTCAACATCTGCTTGGTCGTCTAGTTCTGTTATGATTACAGGTCAATCTGGCGTGGCTGGATGTGGAATTCAAACAGCAGGATTATCTTGCGGAGGTCATAATGGAACCGCTGCAAATGTTACAACGCAAGAGTATGATGGCTCTGGTTGGGCTACAAGTGGAAATATGGTAGCTGCACGAAGTGGTAAAGGAGCAACAGGAACTCAAACCGCAGCTATTTCTATGGGAGGAGAACCTCCTTCATCTTTTGTAACAAACTGCGAAACTTATGATGGTTCAAGTTGGACAGAAGGACCTAATATGAATACAGCAAGAGGAATGTTGTCGGCACTTGGAACTTCAACAGCGGGTTTAATTGGTGGAGGATTTAATAATACAGCTCAGTTAAATGAGTCTGAAGAATATGATGGCTCCTCATGGGCTGAAGGAAATAATTTAAATACTGCAAGAAGACAATTAGGTGGTGCAGGAATTCAAACTGCAGGATTAGCTTTTGGAGGATTTTATGCTCCAGAACAATACACAGGTATTACAGAAGCTTATGATGGAACAAGTTGGACAGAAGTAGGAGACATGAATACTGGAAGACATAAAGTAACAGGAGATGGTCTTCAAACTGCTGCATTAGCTTTTGGAGGAATTAACCCAAGTGCAACACAAGGAACTGCAGAATCATATAATGGAACAAGTTGGACAGAAGGACCAGATTTAGCAACAGCTAGAGCAGATTTAGGAGGTGCGGGAACTTCAACAACAACTGTAGCCTTTGGGGGAGATCCAGGTCTATCTGCTACAGAAGAATTTAATATTACAGCTATGACTATCACAGCTGGTGCATGGACTTCTGGTGGAAATCTTGGAACAGGAAGATATGCAATGGGTGGAGCTGGCACACAAACTGCAGGACTTGGTTTTGGTGGATATAGTGATCCTGGTTTTGATGCAGAGTCAGAAGAATATAATGGTTCATCTTGGGCAGAAGGTCCAAATTTAAGTACAGCAAGGGGATATATGGGTGGATGTGGAACACAAACTGCAGGACTTGCTTTTGGTGGACAAACTGGTAACACAACACTTACCAACAATTCAGAAGAATATGACGGTTCATCTTGGACAGCTGGAGGAAATTTAAATACTGCTAAAATTTATGGATCTGGTTTTGGAATACAAACAGCAGCAGTTATGGTAGCAGGAGCTTCTACAATTCCTTCAACTGCAATAAGTCAAGTTGAAGAATATGATGGTAGTAGTTGGTCTGAAGTAACAGATATTCCTGCAGCAGCTGCACAACATACTGCAGCAGGGATTTTAACTTCGGGTATAGTAGCAGGGGGTTCAACTGATTTTACAGCACCAACAATAAGAACAACAGTTTTAGAATATGATGGAACTAATTGGACGACAGGTGGAGCTTTAAATACAAAAAGAAGACAAGGTGCAGCAGCTGGAGCATCTTCTGATTCTGTTATAGTTTTTGGAGGATCTACACCAGCGAATACTGCCTTAACGGAAGGTTATGATGGAACATCTTGGTCTACAAGACCTTCATTAGGAGCTGCGGTTCAAAAACATAGAGGAACGGGAACAGCAGCATCAGCTTTAAGTTTTGGAGGATCTCCTGATACAGATGGAACTCAAGAATTTACAGGAGAATCAACAGCAATAAATTTAAAGACTATAACTGATAGTTGATTTATGATATTATTAATATATAAAGTAAAAAAGGAGGATTAATATGGCACTATTTATATATGGCGTAGCAGCAAACACTGGAAAAGGATTCTTTACTGCAGAAGACAGAAGAAACTTTTTTCTAAGAGGTTACTCTGGAAAAGATGGCGATGACTATGTTGATGTTTGGGTTATTGGAGCTAATGAAAGAGGAGCATGTTGGTTAGCTGATAAAAATGGAACTGAAAAAACAAAATCAGAAGCACAAACTTTAGTTACCGCAGCAGTCACTGCTGCTCAAAATGAGTGGGATGGTTTATCTGATGAACAAAAAGCAATTCGAGGACCTAGACCTACAGCAATTTCAATCCCCTAAAGGAATTTAAATGTCTACCTACAAAGAATTAAGAGGACTTAGAGTCAAGTATGTTCCTACTGATACAACTTCACCTTCGACTGCAGCAGCAGGAGATGTTTGGTATAATACAGCATCAGGACAGCTAAAAGCATTCGTGGGGAGACCTGCATGGTCAGCTAGTGCATCTTTAATTGTAGCTAAAGAACAATTAGCTGGAGCTGGAACACAAAGTTCAGCATTTGCCGCAGGAGGTATTTCTGGAACAGATGTTCAAGATAAATCTGAAGAATATAATGGTTCTGGTTGGGCAAGCGGTGGAGATTTAAATACAGGTAGAAGAAATGTTACTGGAGCGGGAACGCAAACAGCAGGTTTAATTTTTGGAGGTGGTCCATCTGCTGTAAATAGCACTGAAGAATATGATGGAACTTCTTGGACAGCTGGAGGAAATTTAGGAACAGCGAGATACGCTTCAGCGGGCGCTGGAACACAAACTGCAGGCTTAGCTGCAGGAGGAATGACAACTACGAATGTAGCTGTTTGTGAAGAATACGATGGATCTAGCTGGACAGAATCTGGAGATTTAAACACAGCAAGAAGAACTTTAACAGGCGCTGGAACTCAAACGGCAGGTTTAGTTTCTGGTGGTCTTATAACTGCTGTTTCAGGAACTACTGAGACATATGATGGATCAAGTTGGACTGAAGTCAGTGATTTAAATACAGCAAGAAAAGCTGTAGCAGGCGGAGGTACACAAACTTCAGCTTTAGTTTTTGGTGGTTTTATAACTGCTGTCTCAGATACTTCTGAAACATATGATGGTAGTAGCTGGACTGAAGGACCTAATTTAGCAACAGCTAGACGTTATTTAGCAGGATGTGGATCAGACAGTGCAGCGGTAGTAGGTTTTGGTGGAGGTCCATCAAGTTCAGCTTTAACAGAAGAATATAATAACTCATTTCAAGTAGTCACTGCTGGAGCATGGTCTAGTGGAGGAAATTTAAATACTGCAAGATTTGGAGTAGCAGGTACTGGAGCAGATCAAGAAGCAGCTATTTGCATATCTGGTTATGGTCCACCTGATGCTGATATAGCTAATGTTGAAATTTATGATGGTACTTCATGGACAGAAGTAGCTGATGTAGGTTCCCCAAGATATAGAGGACAGGCAGCTGGTACTTCTACTGCTGCAATATTTGCTGGAGGTAATTCTGATACTGGTAGTGGAAAAACAGGTGCTACAGAAATATGGAATGGTTCTGGTT